GCCGGGTTACCCCACCGCGCCGGCCTCGTATCCGGTTTCTGTTCGTCGGCTCCAGGTTTCGCCTCCGGCTTCCTCCCCACCCCGCCTCGCGACGACGCAGTTGCCTTCGGCTCGTGGTTCCCATCACCAAGGCCCACAGAGGACTTTCACCTCCAAGGATCGTGCCATGCCTGGCACACATCGCGCCGGTCACCGCCCGGATCGGGGCGGTGACCAGTTTGATCGCGCCCACCAGCGTGCCGCCGAGAATGCGGCCGAGGACAGCGCCTGCCGAACGGGCTCCGCCCAGGGCCTCTGCCGATGCGTCAACCGGGGTCAGCAGCGACCCGAACCAGCCCGCCACGTCACCGATGAGCCCGCCCAGCCACGAGAACAGCCGTCCGACAGGCCGCACCACGGGCGCCAGGACGTCACCAAGAACACCCGCGACGGTCTTGACCGCATCAATGACCGGCTGGAACGCCGCGCCCACCGGCGCCAGCGCGGCTTTTATCCCGTCCCACACGCCGCCGACAAACGCCGTGATCGGGCCCCAATACTTGCGGATGACCAGCGCCCCGACGACCACCGCCGCCGCGATGCCCGCGACGAGGGCGCCGATGGGGTTGGCGATCAGCGCCACCCCCACGGCCTTGATGCCGGCCGCCAGGCCGCTCAACACCGCGCCGAGACCGCCGATCGACAGCAGGCCCCGCGCGGCCCCGGCAAACCGCGACAGCCGGCCCGGCCCGCCACGCAGGCGATCCAGGAACAGCCCGGCGTTCATGCTTGCGCCGACAAACGCCCCGCGCAGCCGGCTCATGCGCGGCAACAGACCGCCGACAGCAGACGCCATCATCGGGACCGCGCTGACAGCGACGCGCGCCATCGCCCCGCCCAGCGTGACCACGGATGCGGCCAGGCTGGCGACGGATGCGATCATGGGCCCGGCGATGAACACGCCCAGCCCGAGCAGCGCCGCCTTCGCCGGCCCGCCCACGATGCGCGACACCGCCTCGAACCGAGCCCAGGCCCCGCGCAACCCCTCCACCAGCCCCGCGATCCGCTGGCGCAGATCGCTGGTCGGGTCCTGAAGTTCGGCGAACACCTGCCGCACGCGGTCCGCCCATTCGGCGACCTTCGTCTTGATCAGGTCCTTGTTGGCCTTGATGAAGTCCACGACGCGGTTGGTCAGCCGCGTCACGTCCGGCATCAGCTCGGCGCCAATGATGTTGCGCACGCCCTTCAGCGCCGCCCCCAGACGCCCCTGGCTGATGGCGAACGCGTGCGACGCGGCCAGTGCCTCCTCGGACATCACCGCGCCCAGCGCGTGCGCTTCCTGACGCAGGTCCCGGATCCGCTCTGCACTGGCGGTCAGCATGGCGACCATCTGCTCGCCCGCCTGGCCGCCCAGCAGTTCGTCCGCGATGCGCTGGCGCTCGGCGACGTTCGTGATGCCCTGCATCTTCGAGCGCACCAGATCGAACAGCGCCTCGGTATCGCCCTTGACGCGATCCAGCTGGGTGCCCGACAAACCCAGGCGCTCGAAGGCCTCCGCCGCCGGGCCCGCCCCCGTGACGGCGAACTCGTCGGCGCGCATCGACAGTTCTTTCAGGCCATCGATCAGGGCATCCGTGTTCACCCCGAACGACCGGCCCGCGTGGGTCAGTTCCTGCAACGCGGTGGTCGTCACCCCCAGCCGCCGCGCCCAGGTCACGGTCTCCTTCGCGGCGGCGGCCTGGCCGCTGACCATGGCCCCGAGGCCCGCCACCAGCCCGCCGCCACCAATGCCGATGATCCCGCCCAGCGCCGACAACCGACCCATGGAGCGCGCCACCCCCGCGCCCAGACCGAGCAGACTGGCCGAGGCCCGCTGGATGCTGTGCGCCAGGTGCCGGAACCCGGCCGCCTCGCCCAGGTCCCGGATGGCCCGCCGCACACGCTGGATCGGCCGCGTCATCCGGGAGATGGCATCGTTCATCCGCCGCACCGGCTGTGTCAGCCGGTCGACGGCGGCGATGACCAATTCGGCACGGGAGCGACTGTCAGCCATGACGGGGGCCTTTCGGGAGGGTGGCTTTGAGGCGGGCGAGGGCGCGGCGATGCCACGCCATCAACTCCGCGACCGGCATGGCGTCCATCTCCGAGACCGGCCAGTGAAACAGGAACGCGAGATCGGCCATCGCCTCCTCGATGGCCTCTCCGCTCATCGTCGGGTAAACCCCTCGATCACCGTCGAGGCCGCCTCGATATCGGCGCCGTCCAGGGCGTCGACCTCACGCGGCGACAGGCCGGCCAGGGTGCCGATCAGCCACAAGGACTGCTCCATCTCGTTGCCCTGGCGGCCCATGCGCCGGTAGTCTCCGGCGGTGGGACGGCGGAAAGACAGCGTGGTCAGGGTGCGACCCTCACCCTCGACCGGATAGAGAAGGTCGATCTCAACGAGGCCGTTGCTCCCCCCCTTAGCGGCGTTCGGGGCGCTCTGCGTGTTCGTATCTGCCATGGCTTAAATCCCCAGGTGTGCGCGCTGTTGCGCGATCTGATCGGTGCCGTCGATGATGCGGACCATGTTAGGGATGTCGATTTCGGCGACGGTGCGCCCGGCGATGGTCAGCTTGTAGTACCGGCACATCATCGTGACGGTGAGCTGGTTCTTGTCCCCCGGCTTCCAGGCCCCGGGGTCGAGTTCCTGCCAGCCGCCGCGCAGGTTGGCGACGACCGGCTCGGCCTGCTTGGTGCCCTGCGCCTGGATCGAGCCGCGCACCGTGCAGGGGATGACGTTGTTCTCGAGCAGGCCGAAGCCGGCCCAGACGTTTTCGTCGAAATCCGACAGGGTGAACGTCGCCTCGAGCAGTTCCATGCCCATGTCCAGGTTCAGGGGCGCGTCCATGCCGCCGTCGCGGTGCTCCTCGACGGCTGCGGTCAGCTTGGGCAGCGCAATCTCATCGACGCGGCCGGCATAGCCCCGGCCATCGATGAACAGGTTCATGTTCTTCAGGATACGCGGCAGCTGGATTGCCATCCTCTCCTCCATGCGGCGCACAAAAAAGCCGCCCGGAGGCGGCGCGGATCAGGCCCGGACGGCATCGGGGCTCAGAACAGTTCCTCGATGTAATCGTCGACCAGATGCGAGCGGAACGTGACGTGCTCGGCCGGGTACGGCGGGGTGAAGTCGAAGTTGAAATAGACCTGGCCCTGGCTGATGTTGGCCGGGCTGTTCAATTCCGGGTCCGGCCAGCACACCCCGCCCAGGATGGCGCCGCGCGCCACCAGATCGCGCAGGAACGCGTTGACCCCCTCCGTCACCTCCTCGAGGTACGTCTTGGTGATGTTGCGGTCGACCGCCCAGAGGTGGGCGCGCAGCAGGCTCTCGTGGATGATGTCGGCCGTGCGCCGCACGGACAGGAACGCCCACTTCGGGTCCATGGCACAGGTGCGGTTGCCCCACAGACGGAAGCCGTCCTCCCGGATGATGGTGGTGACCTCGTTCTCGTTGAGATAGTTCGCCCGGCTGTTGCGGTCGCCGAGTTCGAAGTCGATGCTCCGAGCCGTGCCCACGATCCCGCGCACGGGCAGGTTCGAGGGGCTCCACCAGAAGCCCCGGTGCTCATCGGACCACGCGATCAGCCCGGCGACGCGGGGCGAGGCCGGCTCGGTAACATAGGTGCCATTCCGGTAGACCAGGACGTTGGGGTCGACGACGAACACGCGGGGCGAGCCCCAGTCGCCCCGGTAGGCAATGGCATCGGCGTCGTCGGTGTTCGGCCCGTCCGCGATGATGATGCCGCGCAAGCGATCAGCGATGCCAAGCAACTCGGCCACGACCGGATTGCCGACCTCGCCCACGTTGGCGTCCGCGTCCGCGCCGGACCCGCCGCTGTCCGTGATGACCACGGTCAGGTCCGTGGAATAGCCGGAGCCGCCATCAGTCACGGCGATGCCGGTGATGTATCCGTCCTCGATGACCGGGGCGAACGTGCCGTCAACGGGCGTGTTGGTGCCGTCCGTGATGGTCACCGTGGTGCCCGGCGAATACGCCCCATCGCCCTGAGCGGTGACCGAGAAAGACTGAACCACGCCGTCCAGAGTGTGCACCACGGCGGCGGCACCGGAGCCGCCCTCGTCGGTAATGGTCACGGTCGGCGCCCCGCTGTAATCGCTGCCGGGGCTGTCCACCGTGATGCCGGTGATCGTGCCGTCGAGGGCCACGCTGGCATGGGCGGCGCCCCCGGAGCCGGTGCTGTCCGTGATGGTCACGACCGGACGGGGCGAGTACCCGCTGCCGCCGCTGTTGACCAACACGGAGGTGATGCCGTCGCTGATGCGCTGGTGGGTATAGCCGGGGGCGATCAGGAGACGCGGGGTCAGCGCGGTCTCGGATCGCGCGGCCAGGAAGGCATGCACACCGGTGTAGGCCCCGCCCCCGGCGGTCACGCCGCCGATGATGTTGGTCATGGTCTCGGCCGTATCAGCGCCCTCGGCGACGCGGACCACCACGACCATGGCGCCGGCCTGATCGAAGATGGCATCGAGCGCGTTGGGCAGCGTTCCGCGCGCCCGGCCGGTCAGGTCCAGACGGCCGGCCTCACGGCGCGAGCCGGCAACCAGGACCGGGGTGTTCAGGGGAAAGTCGGTCGGGTCCGCATCCGGCGCCGTGCCGATCAGGCCGATGACGCTGGAGCGGACAATGCGGATCGGGCGCGGGCCGGTGTCGATCTCGACCACCTCGACGCCGTGCAGGAACCCTGTCGTCATGGGGGCTCTCCTCGGGGATCAGGGCAACAAAAAACCCGGCACGATGGCCGGGCAGGGAACGGGATGGGGGTAACGGTCCTGCCTAATGGACCAGCCGCAGCCGCTGCTGGCCGCGCGCGGTATCAAGGTGATCGCGGATCAGGGCATCACCCTCATCGCGCAGCCACGCGGTGACCGCCTCGCGCTTGAACAGCCGCGTGCCGGTGCGGTCACAGAACGTAACGTGGTGGTCGCGCGCGAGGCTGTAGTTCACCAGCCGATGGCTGGCCTTGCGCACCAGCCCGCCGCGCCCCTGGCTCGGCACGCGCTGACGGTCCAGCACGTCCCTGGCGCTCAGGTAATCGCGGGCCGCCACGCGCGGGTCCTTGGCGATCCGGGCCTCGACCACCTCCTCGATCAACGGCCGCATGGCCTCGACAAGCTGTTCGGCGCTCGGGCCGACCTGCGCGCCCGGCGCCGTATAGCCGCCCGTCTTGCGGATCGTGGGCAAGACTTCGCCGACCACCCAGTCCTCGAACCGCTCGGCGGCCGGTAGCTTGGAGCGCATGATGAGGCGGTACACGTCCCGTTCGGGGATGATCTTCGTTCGTTGAGGACCACCGGCAGAAGGGGTCACCGTTTCAGTGACCCCTTTGCAGTGGGCCGCGATGGCGTTTTCGGGCTTCGCGTATCCCAACGTTTCCGCCACGTCCCTGGCGACGAACCACGGTTCGCCGTCGATCTCCAGGGCACGCACACTGGTGCCGGTGGGCTCGAAGGTGAACGGCACCACGTTGTTGCCGGTGGCGTTGGGGTGTATGCTGGTGTCCATCATGATCCGCTCCTTATCAGCGGGTTGTGACGCGGTCCCGGCCGGCACCGGGGCCCAAAAAGAATGGCGACGGGGCGCATGATCCTTTGCCGGAACGCCCCGCCGCCATGCAGCACCTCTCCTCACCGGCGTCAGCCGGATGAGGACGAGGGCACTGGTCAGCTCATCAACAGGTGAATGACGCGCTTACGCGCCGATGCCCGGACACAGCCGGACGCGGCCCGTGGTCTCGTCGGCGCCAGAGCCGACAGCCAGGACGGCCAGCCCGATGAGGGTGTTGTCCGTGGACGTCGTGGTGCATTCCGCTTCGGACGCGTCCCAATAGATCGGCGCCCCCACGGTCCAGGGCTGCGAGGCGGTCTTTGGCAGTTCGAAGACGCCGGTCAGGGCCAGTTCGACCGCCTCACCGTTTACGGCGTCGGTCGCGGCGATGCCGAACATGGCGCCGGTCAGCACGCCGCTACCGGCAGTGATCGGGGCGCCGGCGGTGATGGTGATGTACTCACCGGGCTGGACGTAGTTCTTCATGACGGGGTCCTTCATCAAACGACGAAGCCGCCCACGATGGGGCGGCTGTGATGGTGATTATGGTGGGGACAGGCCTTACGCCCCGGCGTTGCGATAGCCGCCCCGGTAGTCGACGCCGGCAACGCCGAAGTCGTGCTCCAGCTTCACGCGCATGCCCTGGACGGTGAACATCTCCTCGCTGGTCAGGCGGGGCCCTTCGAAGCCGTCCAGGTAGGCGTAGACGAAGTTGGGAGCCACGGCCGGATCGGCGAACAGGTACCAGGCATTGCCGGAGACGTTGGCGTCCGCGATGGGCTCCAGGGAGCGGATGGACGCCGGGACTGCGTTGGCCTGCGTGGCCGGGGTCAGGGTGGTCAGAAGCTGCTCGGCCGTGGTGATCTTGTCCGGGCCGGTGAGCAGCACGCGCGGGATGAAGTTGGCCTTCAGGCCGTCCAGCGTGGTCTGCTTCATCATCGCGGCCCGGCCGGTGCCGACGTTCGCCACCGTGATGTCGCCCCCGGTGCCGGCCTTGTTGCCATGGGTGGCATGGAACATGGCGA